GTGAGCAGTTATTAAAGACACTTTTTAAACCTTTTCCATCGCCTCTGTTAGGAGTGGCTGTAAAGCCCACAATTTCAGCGTTTTCGTTGTCTTCTCGAACTGCATCAATTATCTTTTGATATGTTTGAGCGGCAGCATGGTGGCTTTCGTCTATGACAACCATATCAAATTTAGGTCGGTTTCGTAAGTTGGCATCCCTAGACATGGTTTGAACCATAGAAAAGACTGCATCACCTTCCCAATGTTTTATCGTACCATTTACAATACTGGTAGTAATGGCTGGATTTACTTTACTAAACTTAATGCTGTTTTGCTCTACCAACTCATCTCTATGTTGTAGAACCAGGACGCGCTTCCCTTTTTTATGCCTTTTACCAATCAAGGCAGACATCATAATAGTTTTTCCAGCTCCTGTGGGTGCTACTACGATTGTGTTGCTGTGTTTGTCTAATGCTGTTGACGCATCTGAAACAGCGACCTCTTGATAGGGTCTTAATAACATTTGATTTCCTTACGCTACTAGAAAGTTGGGGGGTTAGCGGCTCACGGCCCCCCGTTCCGTGTTTCTAGCAGACAACTAAGAGTCCTACCGCTAGATTATTTATTTGCCCAACTTGGTATAGGCCCACTAGATGCGGGCTGTGTCGGAGCTGGTGCCTGTGGCTGGTACGATGGTTGTTGTACCTGCTGAGTAGCGTTATTACCTGAAGAAATGAACTCTTTTTGGTTTGGTGTCAATGCTACCATAAGCTTATTTGCATCTTCGTAGCCATTTGTCCCTTTCTTGACACCTACTTTGGCACAAATCTCCATGCCATTTAAAGCATCTACACCAGAGATCTGACGGCGAGACTGAGCTTCTGGAGACATATCAGATGGGTCTAAGCTGTTTGCACTCTCAATGATTGAGCGCAAAGTGCGTAAGCCAATTTCTTTAGCCAATGGAATGCCACTTTCACCTAGCTTGTCGCCATCAACAAAAATCCTGTCCCAGAACTTACGACGATCAAACTGACCGCCTACAATTGTAAATTCCAATTCCATCCACTTAGCTGATGAAGACTGCGATTTTTTAAACCACTGACCATTGCCAAACTCTGGAATTGTTACATCGCCCATCTTAACTAAGATGATTGCTCTCGCTACTGTACCAAGTGGAATTAATGTTCTTTCCATTTGACTTGTTTCTGGCTGCACTTCATTTAAATTAATCATTTGTAGTCACCTCCTCTAATGGTGTTTGTGTTTTAGGATCGACAAAAACAGTTGGCTGGGGTTTGCCGCTCCCCATTTTAGCAATCAGTTTACCTAGATGTGGCTCTTCAAGCACGTCAAGACGACCAGAGCGATCCTTAGCTGGATAACCCCACTCATTTAGCGCCTGACACACAAAGGCCCTGTAGGGTCCATTCTCGCCAGTTAAAATAGACATGGTAATAATCTCATCCACAATGCCTGGTAATTCACGCCCTGTCTTTGAGCCTTCGATTTGTAGAGCATATTGCTTACGATTATAATCATCAGTTGTTTCATCTAAGATCCCAACAAAGATTACATTCTTTTCTCTAATGTGCTGTATATGCGTTAGCCAAGCCATCATCTCACGACCATGTAAACCGTAAGCTGATCTTGTATCTAACTTGCCTGTTCGATCTGATCTGCTCTCTGGCTGTTGTTGACACCACTGAAAGCACAAGCGTCCGGCAACCGTGATAGAATCAATAAACAAAGTATCATACTTGTTCATCACTTCTTCACGCTCACCGTAAAGACTCGAAACATAATCAAAGTGTGATTTACCGTATGGCTGATCTTCTGCCAGTGACGGATTAGGACCACCTAAGAAACACGCAAAGTCTCGACACTCCCCCCAGGTCTTAGGTCTGATAACATCAACAGGCCAACCTTCAATAGCTGCATCTCCAGCTTCAAGATCAAAAAACAATGTGCTATCGTAATCTAATGTTCTAGCAAGAGTTGTCTTACCAACTCCGCTAGGACCACACACAACGATTTTATGACCTCTTGTTTCTGCCATACGTTGATCGGCAGTTATAATATTTAATCCCATTATATTTTCTCCAATTCTACTTTAAAAGAACCAATCTCGGTGGTTCTGCAAGATTGCAATTGATCACGCACATCTGGAGGAGCCGCAGTATATTTGGTTTCCTCTACATGATAAGTAATTTTTGCGTAATGATTTGCATTTTCTGGGGACATACTGATAAAGAGCTGTTTTAAGGCTTCCTGATCCCAAGCGACTTTCTTACCAACTTTTACTTTGAACTTCATGTTATCAACTAAAACGCTAGTTGAACCAAAGTCCTTTCCAAGTTCGCTTAATTTTTGACGTGCAATCGGCAAATAAGAGTCTGACAACTTTTCATCAATCTCTTTTACCTCGACTTTCAACAAACGGATTTGTTGAGCAAGCTCGTCACGACGAGTAAACAATTCAATATTTGACATAATAAACCTCTCTTAGTTATTTTAATCTGCTAGAACACTAAAATATGACTAATTAATTTATTATGTCAACTACTTTCTTTTAGATAAATATATTTCTATGCCAAGACACGCTTTCATAAGCTTCTTTTTTAGTTTAAATTCAGGGGTTTCTACGCCTTTGGCATCTTCAATAATTTCTTTCCAATCACCCTCTAGATTTTGTCTTTTGTATCTAAAGTCGGCTATGTAAGCACAGATCTTTTGACCATTTACTTCCAGATTAAACCTTACTTGCAGCTCTAAATCTTTTACAGTCTTGGCGCGTTCGAGGGATTTTAGGTACAAATATCGTTCTGATTCCCACTTAGAATCAAATTTAATATTATTGATAATAACTTTTTTATTACCGTATTTGGGTCTTGACCCAAGCCTTCTGGGATTATATGTTGTTCTTGCTAACATTATTGGGAAGGAACCTCCATTATGCCAAACCCCGGAAAATATAAATCAGTAGGACTAAACCTTGATGCCTATGCTAAGTTAGTATTCATAGCAGATCAAGAGGATAGAGCTATAGGTCGTCAGTTATCTCGTATGATAGACCAGGAGTACAATAGAGTATCTGCAGCTACAGGTCAGCAAATGACAAAAATCCCACCACCGCCAGTCGGTAGTGGTCTAGGTGGCTACGCTGTAATTGAAGACTAAAGAAGATCGGCGCTTCCAAGCCCACCAAGTAAGCTCGAAGCTACTGCTGGGTTTTGCGCCGCTCTTTGTCTGATGTTGCTTTTTCTCATAGCCTCTTGCCTTATTTGTTGTATAGGGCTTAAAGGGGCCGCAGGTGTTGGAGCTTTAGGAGATCCAGAGAAAATATCTTGTTGAAAAAGTGCAGATTGAGGCGGTGTTACAATTGGAACAGGCGTATTTTGATTTGAAGCTTGATTATAAGTTACACGAGGCAAGCCTTGACGTGCAAGTTGACCAGATGCCGCTAAACCAAGACCTGAAACTTTACCTACTTCTTTTACAATTTTTTGTAATCCAGATAAATCTCCTGTGCTTTGTTGCGCTATTTGCGCTGCTGCTTGAGAAGAATTCATACCAGACTTTTTAAGTTTTAGATATGTTTCTAATTTTCCCATATCATTAAATATATTTCCCAAAAATTTAAATTTCACTAATTTACTAGCATTTTTTAAAAAAACTCTAGGTGTTCCTGCTGTTGCGGTTCCTGCTGTAATTCCTGCTGCTACTATCGCACCCTTTGCCGAAAAATCTCCAACAAACTCTAAATCTTTTCCAAACTCTTTAAGATTTTTTAAATGTTCTTTACTATATATTTTTTCAAGAACTCCTGGCTTATAACTATTTAAAGCTTTTGTTAAGGAAGCAGCAGAACCTGTTGTAGAAAAAATATCTGCGTCAACATATTTAAGAACATCTTCAGTTATCAAACCCCTTATTTGTTCTAAAGCAACTGGGTCGTTCCTAAAAAAATTTAATGTTCTTGACACTTCTGTTTGTGTCATTTTTGGATTTATTACTGATCTTGCAGCATCTTCTGGAGTCAAATCTCCATCTTTAAGTTTTTTTATTGCAGAATTTTTAGAGATTTCTTCAAGATTATTTTGAGCAAGACTTAATCTTTGAAGAGAAGAAACTAAATTATCACCAGGTTGTTGAGAAATGATGTTTTTTAATGTAGCGTCATCTAATGTGTTACCTAATTTAGCGTATCTTAAACCTTTTGATAATTTTTGA